TCTCTGCAAGTAGCAATACTTCTGGTAAATCAATCAGGTAATATTGCTGATAATCGCCATTTAAAGTAAGATATTGTCCTAGAAAACCGACACCAAGCTCCACAATCTGATAATTGAACAAGTTCTCGATATCGAGACTTTTCTTCATATCATGGGCGACACGAATAAATTCTAGTAAAAATGATTGGAATTCGAAGTATCTATCATCAGTAGCAAAAGAATCCAGTTTATCGTATTCTGGCAGAAGAAAATATTTAGCCTGACTGGGAGTATGGATTCCACATTCCTCTTGCTCTTTTCTGCTAAAAAATGTACCGTTATCTTGATTGTCTGGAAAATAAGGGGAAGTTAAAATTTCCTCTCTCATCTCGTCCCAGATTTTTAGAGCATTTTCGTATTTATAATGTCCGAAAATTTCCAGAATAGCTGGATGTTTTAGAAAATTCCTAAATTTACATCCATTAGTAGCTGCTTCATATACAGCATTTTTGAACTTATCATAATCACTTATACTTGACCGATTCATTCCGTAAGTCCTTTTCTACGCCTAAGTTAAAGAGTTTACTGATTGTGATGGCACGGTCGAAGTTTGTGTATTTTTTAGGCAGGTCACATTTCATCAATAATTGGGTAGTATCTTGTCCGAAAGTGTCCTCAATTAACTTTCTCATATGTTCTTCTGTATCGCTCAAACACTGACATGGAACCCCGCAGTGAAGAATATTGAAAACGTCAGAGGTGATACAGCTTTCCCCATCTACATACAGTGACACACCATATCTAGCTTGATGAATTAACGGACATAAGTCAGCATCTGGCATATCACCAAAATTATATTCGTTTCTAACATTATAGCCTCTAAACATTTTGAAACCATTTAACTTTTCATTTTCTCCAATTTTTGTTCTAAAAAATCTTGGATTGACGTAGTTTTTAATTGAGATTTCATATGATGGGGTCTTATCCAACTCGCCAACTGGCTTGTAGTTGAAAATATCGGCACATGAAGGTAATATTTCTTTGAATTCTGTATTTGGATAGCGTGTATAAGTAATACAATTACCACCAGCACCACCGAAAGCATCACCTTCTGCTTCATATCTCATTAGACAAGGCAGGCCATTTTTTGCGATGTATTGCTGTAAACCAAGATTCTTATGATACTCTTCATGGCTGCAGACAACCAATTTAGCATCTACGGCATCCATCATATCATATGCAGACACCATTTTAGTGTCCCACTTATGTGCGGTAAATCCGACCAGTGTAAACGGTAATACCATACTCACATGATGGCGAGTAACCTCGATATCCGGCTCTAGTGCTACTACAATCCCCGGCATTATTTCATTCCCTTCAATTTTCTTATGTCATTTGTGTTTTCAACACAGTATAAATTAGAGTCAGTTCTATAGGCAAATACTGATGATTTATCTACAACGTAGTTTACAGCTTCCCAAGCAAACATTTTTTGATTCTGTTCGTTCTTACAATAATGATTTAGTGATACTTTTCCACGTTGATTTACGTAAAAGATTCTTGCCCACTTATTATCGATGCCATAAGACATGATACTGGCCTTACCGTTGACAATAGTTACACCAACAGAGTCGCTGGCCATCATATTGTTAGTTTCATATAGAACAAAAGATTCATTGAAATCAACACTATTAAATATATTACGGTCAAAGTACATGTCACTGCATACAAATAATACATTGTCAGTTATTGTATTATTCAACGCGAGCCGTATTTCTTCAACCTCATTCGAGTCTTCAATCTGTGACTGTACGACACGAACGTCATATGGCTTATTGTTCAGTATCTTTGTGAGATAATCTTTGCATGTGATGATAATTTCAGATTCAGGTAAAACAGCACGAATACTGCTTACCTGTTTGTCTAATAGAGTTTGCCCCGTAGATAACTTCTGTAAACATTGTGGCCCATAAGACTTCATACGCCATCCGGGATTACCTGCTAGTAAAACTACTGTGATATCTGAGGGCACCTCTTTTTTTCTTGCTGGTCTGCAACCATTGTCACTTCTCGGCATTGTGCCCCTTTCTTAAAATAGTATAATCTACTACCTCTCCTTGGATATCTGAATAGTCGATACGCTGGAAAGCTAATGCAGGAGAAAAAGCATACACGTTCCTATGGCAATGAATCGTGGCGTACAGAAAGTCCACCGGAAAGGCATATTGATTCATTTGACAGGTGATTTTGAGCATTTCATATACAGTGTTTCGTATTGCAACCATATGAATCGCGTATGTTTCTGTGCATTTCAGCAAACCATTTCCCAGAACTTGCGGTTCTGATTCATGGTTGCCACCAAAATAAATCATGTCCCAGTTGTCAGGGACTTTGCGAATGGCTTCATCAAATTTTACATCGAAATTTGGGGTTAACTCTACGTCATCTTCTAGAATTAAAACAGACTCCCATTCCAACATTTCTGCTTTATTTAAAGCATCGTAATGTGATTCAAAGGCACCAGTTTCTCCGGGTAGGAGTCTGGTGTTATAAATTTCTCTGACTCTGTCAGAAATTGGAGGTTTAGCATCGTAGAATTCAAAATCGATTCCATATTTCCCAAGTTCTGCAGTTGTAGCATCTCTTCTATCTTGTCTGGATTCTAAGCTAATACACAGCTTGTTAGGAAAGACATCATTGATGTTGATTAAGTCGCTCATCCATTCTCTCCTTTATCTTTTGATTTACACGCATGCGATTTGCTTGCCAGATTTTCTTATTGACTGTATTTGTAGAATTGTTATCATGTACACGAATATAAGTCAGAGGCTCAGCTACATGCTTGATAGGGTACTTTTCTGAAATTCGTAAGAACAGGTCATAGTCTTCGCATGTTCTCAAAGATGGGTCGAAGAATCCATATGAATCCTGAATTGCTAGTAAAGCCTCTTTAGTTACTAAACTTGTATTATTTGGCCCGATATTTTCGACAATAAACCTTTCTCTGTCAAAAATCTCTTTCAATTCAATAGCATACGTTCCATCCGAATAAACATGATAATAGTCCGCGTAGACTGACCCGATTGCACCATCATCAAAAACAGGGACAAGTCTGCTTAACTTGTCATTAGTCATTTTATCATCTGCATCCAAAAATGCTATTAAGTCCACATCATATTGTTGGAATAAAGCATTCAACGCGACATTACGTGCATTACTTGGTCCAGTTGGATTTGGCAGCTCATAGTAATCAAGTGTTCTGTTATCTTCAAAACACGGCTTATACAAATCAACAACTTCAAATGTGTTATCCTTTGAGCCATCATTTACAACGATTGTATGAATATCACCAATATAATCTTGGTCAAGTACACTTTTTAATGCTCCACCAATATAGTTGCCATAATTATGACAAGGAATAATCACTCCGACCGATTTCATACGTTCCACTGTAATACCCCATCCTTATATCCTGTCAGCATATTTAATGCTTTGTAATAGTCATATTTACCGTCTTCTACTCGATTAACTCTCATTGCTTTTTTGAACAGCTTAGTTAAACATACATTACCAGAAGACTTTGGAGCTTTAATTGCGATAAATTGAGCAAGTTGGTAGTTTACCAATTGGTCTACTGTCTCTCCAAGATTGTATGGAATTGTCTCTCCTGCAATGAATGTCGTAAAATAGGGGCTGGTACACTTATTAACACATGCGAGCATATGCTCGTCAAAAGAAGTCCCATTAATACTTTGTACAATAACAAAACGAATTCCTTTTCTTTCAAGTGATGATTGAGACAATGCCATGAACACATCTTGTGGATTCATACTGTTGCGATTGCAATATGAAATAACAATTCTCTCTGGTGGTATTTGTTGATTAATGGCGGTTTCGTATGTATGAACCAACTCTTTCTCAGATGTTTCTGATGTCATTTCAATAATCAGATTTAACTGTTTTTGGAGATGCCCACGTACAAAATTTACATCATCTTCCCCATCTGGGACCTTTTGCGTACAAGCTGTACACATAGTCGTCAGAACACAGAATGTTTGACCATCTTCTGTCAATGAATACACATCAACATCTTCTTTGTCCATGAACTTACTAATACGATTATCGTATCTACATCCAATTTGCGTATTGCTATCTTGGATACTGAACACACATTTTTTACATGACGTGCTTGGTTTTGCGTCTGGATTATCTTCAATTTTTGGTAATAGGTCGTGGTTTATCATTACTTTCCTTGTATAAATAGATTATGAAGCTATATTATTATAGCTCATTTTGACTTATTCATCCTAACAATTTCAATACTATTTGTTAGTTTTTGACAAAAATTACCAAATGCATGCTACCTCTTTAAAATCAGGAGGAGTTGTTCCGTCATCTTTGCATTCTTGAATCCAATCTTCCATCGTTTCTTCGCAAATAAGCTCAACTCCGTAGCTGTTTTGCCAAGGATGTAAGTAGTCTTTACCAATCCCGTTGATATAATGAAAGCTGTTGCCTTCGTCGTCACTTGATTTGACAACTTTGCATTTACCCATACCAGCGTCAACCAATGTTTGACATTTAATCAATAGTTCTTCAACAGTCATTTCAGTCTCCTAAAAAACAGTCTGTAATTACTTTATAATCAATAAATCCAGCGACGTATTCGTAGTTCCATTCGCCATTTTCATCTGTTAGTTCCAGTCCCTCTTTTTTTGCTGCTATCCCTTTATCTGTTAGACATACCATGAGGGATGGCTTATTATCTTTGTCATACAGCATAATATGGTTTAAATCGTCTTCCACTAATCTCTCCAAAAATTTGTAATCGGTCTATCTTGTTTTTTGGCGTATTGAACCGTATAGTAAGTCCCACCACTTTTAGCTTCTGGATTCAGAAGTGAAAAAACTTCATCGCAGTCCAATACCATAGCACGGTCACGAGCTAGAAATACATCTTTATCGTATTCGTCGGCTAAGAATGTGACAATCTCACTGTTTGCTAAAATACGTTCATATTCCTTACGAGAAGAGCTTGGCCAGTTACCACCTTGCCCTTTGAATGGGACATATGCCCATACTGGAATTTCAAGTTCTAAGGCTACTTGAGCCAGCCACGTGTCCCATCCTATAGCCATTCCGCTAATTACGTGTGTTACCTTATTAGCAAGCATGGACAAAGCAAGACGGTCTTTCAAGTCAAGTAGCCACGGATGATTCTCTTTGTATTTACATGGGCAAAATTTGGGTCTATGCCCAGTTCCGGCAATAATCATTATTTCTCCTAATTAGCATGTTTGCAATACTCACATTGAGATTCTATCATTCTATCATTATGGCAGTCTGGACAAATACCATGTCCTAAAATACTGTCACAGTCGAAGCATCTACCTTTGAGACTTGGTGAGATTATAATATCATCAATTGATTTAAAGTCTTCTTCTGATAATTTGGCTCCACCTATGCCAGATATGACATATCCGTGTCCGGGGCCTAGTATTAAATATAGGACTTTATCACTGCCGAAATCTATATATGGGTAAATGTCTTTATCGTCCATTATGTACCTCATCGTACCATTTGCCAAAACCAAGATATCCACAATACATAACATTTGCATCAAAGTCATCAATATTTACCGGGGTCTTATAATCATATACATCAACAAACGCAAAACCGCGAAAATATTTGATGATAGACAATGCTTCTTTTTTTGTATTGACTTCTTTTTGTAAAGAATGTTCTTTTGTGAATTTCCTGTTTATCTTAAAATGATTCCAGTCTTCTGTGTCAGTAAAACTATACGGGAATGTTACACGTATGAGATACCTACTCATCTGGATACTCCACTAGGACTCCAAACTCTGAAACGGTTGTTCATTACATTTCTCAACTAATTCTGGATTTTCAAAAATATTTCCAATCACCCTGATATATGGTGGTGGATAATTTGGTTTACCTTTTGAGTTTAATGGTATTTCTTCTTTAGCCTCTCTTAAGATAAAATCGAACGAGGCCCATCCATCATAACTTGTGATAATAATTGGTGCATATGATTGCCAATTTGTGTCCCAATATACAATATCTCTTTTTGGTGCATATTCGTCTATACACCACTCTTTAACTGTGTATCCAATTTCTCTTTCCCAAGTGAATTCGCAGCCGGGGCCATCTGCGTAACAGTAAGCAAAATACTCAATTATGTCGCCTTCATAGATATCATTCCCATCGCTATCTTGTATTCCAGTCCACTGCATAACATGAAAATGGTATTTTGGCTGATTGCAAGGATAACACTCGTTTCCAAATCCAACAAACATATTCCACCTGTCATTTCCCATCAAGAATTCTTTCCAATCCATCATTCTTTTTTCTGGGATAACCCATGCACGAAATTTCCAATCTCTACGTGGAAAATCTAACACAATACCTCCATACTAATCTTCTCATAATATTGATAAATACAAATGTACTTCTTACTCACAGGTTGATTTTTGTGATTCAGCAATGGAACGAGAACTGACTGCTCAAAAAAGCCGTTGTTCTTCAGGACAAGTTTTTTGAAGCAGTCAACGTCAGATTCGTAATAACACTCAAAAAATCGAGTGGTAAAATGAGGCATTTTTTCTCTTGCTTCTTCAGGAGTAACGTGAGGGACAATCAAGCCCGACTCTTTGCGTTCATATTTCATCCGGCAACCTCTTTTATATATCTTTCAAATAAAACATCGCGGGCTTGTTTGACATCATGGGAACAGTTTCCATGTCTGAAGTCTTTACCACATATAGGACATAAATTGCCTCTAGGGTCCCAGTCTTCATATCTTTCTTTTGCACGTTGGATACGCTTGTGTTTCGTTTTTGGTTTCATTTTTCTTTTCCCATAAAATATTTCTCTCTTACATATGTTAATATTTTACCTAAGCGATTCTCTCCCCAGTCATTACAGTTTTCCATTGCTTCCTGTTCTGAATAACCGATTCCCCAGATACGGTCATACGGTGATGCTTCCACTAAAATAGTTCCTTTAGTAGATATCAGCTTCTGAGCTAGTTCACCATTACAAAGAAACTTACTGAATACACCTTCCTCGACAACCTTGAAAGATTCAAACCACCAAATCTCATCTTTGAAACCTTTTACATGTCTACCAATTTTCTTCTGCTCGCGGGGGTCATTAGTTGACATGATTCGGTCATAGGATTCTTTGTCGTTAAAAAGGAGAGCTTTTTGAGACATCATGTATTGCTCGACACAATTGTAAGTCTTATCTTCAACTTGGAACTCACATGGATACCAGTTGCTAAACTCACCACGCCAGAAAAAAGTGTAAATGTTATGCATCTTTGTCTTTCTTAAAAAAATCTGCATCAATATCATCTTTAAACATGAACACAAAAAACATTGCAAACATATCCGACAGTGTATTGATAAGTTTAATCATAAAATAAACTGCTAGTACTAAAAAGGATATACAGAAGATTATATGTACTGGCCCGCCAAATTCCATTAGCACATCCTCTTAAAAATATACATGGCTGGCACAAGATTTTCGAGTACACTCTCATCAATGATATTAGCCATATCCAATTCTACAGACTCTAACTCATCTAAGAATGTTTCGGCAGTGTAGCTATCATCGTCGATAGATTCATAATTTCCTACGATAATATCATCATCATCTAGGTCCCCACCATAATCATATGCCTTACATACTTGTAAACCTTTATCTTCAAAGAACTCTTCTGTTTCATATAGTTCATCAAAGTATTTATCAGTCCCTCTAATGTGATATTGTACCTCTTCCTCGATAACTGTATATGGCTTACCAGTATCTTCATCATATTTTGTACGCTGATGCACAAGTTCTTGCTCTTCAACCAAATCTGTAATTGGATATCCGAAAGCGACATAAGTTACAAAATCAACGCCCATACATTCCTCCTAATAATTCTGGATTTTCATGAATGTTGCCAACAACTTCACATTCATGCTTTTCAAACATAGTGTGTAATAAAATGCCACCATAACATCCTGAAGTAGCATTCAAACGGTAACTGCCACAGTAAAAATTCACAACGTAATGTTCTGTTAACTCATTCTCTTCTCGTTCTTTTTTTAACAGTCGAAGTACGGGCAAGTTATTCCAGAATACATCTTGTTGCGGCTTATATTTATTTCCATAAGGATAATATAATACAATATCGTTCTCGAAAATGTATGTTCCATTTCTGTCTTTTAGGCCAGTCCACTTTTCCAATTCATAATCATCTATACTAACCTCATCCCACTTATCAGCATAGTAGTTGTAGTATCTACTTACTTCTTCTGTTTGTAGATTAAGAAAATATTTATGATGGGGGTTGTTCAAGTCAACATATGTGTTTCTACTTTTTTTATAAAGCCTATATTTTACAGGCGGCATTATTACTTCCATCATTTCCCCTTATGTACATAACTCCTAGTTGATTCAAACAAAACATTCCACTTCTCAACAAAGCTATCCAGACTGAATTTTTCCAACATAGTCTTTCTAGCATTCTGTCCTAATTCGTATGCTAAGTCAGGGTTATTTAGAAGTCTTTGTGTGTACATGACAAGCTCATCAGGATTGTTACTAATAAAACCATTGTATCCATTCTGAATGATTTCAGGAAGCATGGTAGTAGCCGTAGTCACAATTGGCACTCCACACGAAGCAGCCTCAAGTACAGTCGTTGGACATGTCGAATATAAAGACGTATTTAGGAATACGGTTGCTTTACGATATTCGTCAACCAGCTCTTCCATACTGCCAGCAGGTGTTGTCCAACCCGGATTGTCGCCACGTACATGTGTCGGAACCTGTTTTGCAATCTCAGTCCATAAGTTGTAGCCACAGAAATAGTCTCTAGTCTTCCATTCGTTCACGATAGATAGAGCATATGGCTCTTTCTTAATATCAGCAGGAGAAAAAAGGTCGGTGTCAACAGCGTTATGGATAATGTCACCCCGGCCTCCCCATTTTTTCTTGCTAAACTCAGACAGATACACATTGTAATCACCACGCATAGCCATAGCATATGCACGTTTTTGTGTAGACCAAGTTTCATAAGGTAAGGTATGTTCAATACTTACGAGTGGGGCACCAGTCTGTTTCGCAATCTGGGATAGAATTTGGAATTGACCAAACTTGTTCTGCGACAAGATAAGGTCGAAGAAAACTCCACCATGTACAGAATTACCTTTTGGATTTAGTATCCTATGATAATTATCTGGGACATCTCCATAGACAGTATTCCATTGTTTTTGATTTTCAACATGGAAAGAATAGAAGTTGTGACCAGTTTTTGCCAAATTGGATTGATACCGCTCATGTGTATCCATACACAAGATATTCAATTTGCCTGTGTTGGTTGCTCTATGTGTAATAGTTGCAGCTTGATTATACATTCAGTAACTCTTTCATTTTATTTCCAACTACTGTACGCGAGAAGTCCATTGTCCGTTCATAGCCATTTTGAGGATTGTTCTTAGGAATTGGAACATATCTATCTTCATACATACCTCTCATACTTCTAGCGAAATCTATAATACTTGGCTCATGCCATATTTCATGACCATTAAAAATCTCACTAAATGTGTCTGTCATGCCACTTACTGGCTGTGGGACTGATTTACATAATGTCCCTGTTGTGTCAGTAATATAGTCATCACATGAAGTATTTTTAGTAACAATAGGCTTATTACCATATCCCATTGCATCAAATGCTGGGAAGCACCACGCCTCTCCAAAAGTTGGCAATACAAAACAATCTCCAAGTACGTGCAATTGTTCTATCTGTTCGTCAGTTAATTGCTCAGTAATGAAAATTGGATTATTATATTCCCCTTCTGGGTACAATTTGAGACTTTGACAAATCTTTTTATTCATATCGATGCAAACAGAACGAACTTCATCTGCAGGCTTACCAAATTTACCTGTCTTGATAATTAAAGCAACATCTTCCCACGGCTCGAAAGCAGTATGGAACGCCTTTAGTAATCCTAGCATATTTTTTCTAGGAGTCAAGTCGAAAATACTGTAGAAAATAAATTTTCCTGATAAATCAACACCGATATCCAAAGGGGTTTGTGTAGATAAGTATTTAGAAGGGTCACATGGGACAGGGACGATAGCTGCACGATTAATCTCACGACAGCTTTCATCCTCATATTCCTTAATATCCTCTATTGCAGCATCAAGAGACACACACGGAGACCAGATTTCAAAATTCTCCATCTGAGAAATCCACGGATGTCTGTCTAGCTCGATAGTATCAATAAAAGGGATACAGATATTGCGTTTAAAATTTCCATTATAATGCAACTGATGGGGAAGTAGACATTGAATGCAGATTTCAGCACCGTCAGTAGATTTATTTTCCAGCTCTTTAATACGTTCTGGAATTTCAGCTTGGATATCATTCAGCTTGACAGCACGGCATACAACATCGACTCCAACTTCGTCTAAAGCTAGAATGTACTCACATGCTGCTCTTCCCCACCCAGACTGCTCTCGATAATGCCCAATAAATAATACTTTCATTTTATCCATTCTTTTTCCGCCATTCTACAATAGCATCTTTTAGTTCTGGGTACTCAATTTCTACAGACAATACATGTTCTGAATTTAACAACGCGTCCAAAGTGGTTACATCAGGAGACCCCTCTAACGGTCCATAACACGAACAATGACCAAGATTATACACATGACATGTACCATCCTTATTAATACCGATAGCCTGTCCATACCCTTCATAACAATCATTAATATAATATGTGAAGAACACATCATATTCATCAATGTATGTGTAACACCAGTCTGACATCGCGTCTGCCACATTAATTATTTGCATCTTTTTTGTTCCCATAGGTTAAACTCCGTACATATGTTTAATATTTCTTGGTAAGCCTTTTTGCGAGAGAAATCAGTCACATTCGGACGTCCATCAGCAACACTATCTTCAGAAAAGTATGATGGATTGTTACCGTAAGTTAATGTGAAACCGTTGTTAATGTCACGTAGTAATCGCATATGTAGATAACTATGCATTTGACGTTCGTCACATAAAACGTATTTAATCAACCATTCGCAAAACTGCATGTTTGTCATCATGTCTTGTTGCTCAGTATATGGAGCAGGTTTCTTGACACGTAGAGGCGATTGCCACTTTTGTTCATATTGTGAAACATCGACAGTTTTAAAGTAGTCATACCACTTGTTTGCTGTATCGTCCCAACTATAGTTCTCTCTTGTTTGTAAAACAGCATCTCTAGACTTAATCATTCTGTTTGGTAATGGCAGAGAAAAGAAATCCTTCATGTATTCTACCAAACCATCATTGTCAGGCACAGCTCTTAATCTACCTGTTTGCGGTTCTGTTTGTAAAGCAAGCGGTGGGATAGTGACCCCGCCAACTTTAGGCGTTACATCCTCCAAACTGGAATAACCAACAGCTACAACTGGGACGCCACACTGTCCTGCTTCTACTACAGGCATACCGAATCCTTCATTAGTTACATGCTGTACATACAAATCAAATGTCTGCATAATACCTGCAAGTTGTTCATCTGTTACACCGTCCTCAACACGTGGCATACGGGCAGATAGCTGGTGACACTTAGGACAGGCGGTCCCGATTCCTTGATAGAATGATGGATAAGTATGCTTACAGTTAACACATTTGTATGTGAAAAGTGTTCGACTCGCAATCTCGTAACGTTTTAGTAGTTCTGGGATGTCCCAAGCTACATCAGGATAAGCTGTATGGCAGTAGAGATATGTATCTGTACGTCCAGTATCATCAAGGTATTTTCTGAATGCTTGAAACAAATCTGGAAATAGCTTACGTCCCTGATTACGCATTACAGTACCGATAATTTTTGTGTCTGTGCTGATACCAACTTTTTCTTTTGCCACATTCTTATTTACATGTTTATAACATGCTTCTGCTGCTGGACTTGCAGAACCTAAAAGATTGATATTATCTCCAGCCTGCTCCCTCAGAACATCCATTCCCCAATCTGTATATGTAAAAACACCATCTGCATTACAGAATGTGTAAATCCATTGCTCGTGTTGAGGCTTAGCATCAACTGTGGTCATAATAACCCAGTTGAACATGTCACGAAATGGCGACCGCTCTTGATAAGACTGCATCCAGAAGTCACGAATGTCCATAACGATATGGGGCTTAAAGTGTAACAAAGCATCATTAAACTTGAATAATCCATACTCAAATTCTTTAGCAGACTTGTATTGTTTCACATGTTCCGGGTTATTCATATTTGGAACGTTGAAGTATACTGTCCAAGGCAATTTCTGTGCTTCCAACACATCTTCTTTTTTGAATTCAGAACCGTAGCATGCAAGCTCAGCTACTTCTAGGTCATTTTTTACAGATAGACGCTTTAAGACTTCCATACCGTATTTTGCATAACCAGAGCTATGTGTCGAAAATTCATTTACAAATAATACTCTCGTTTTCACGAATTTTCCTCTTTCTTTTTATAATAACCTGTACAAAGTCTGTAAAAAACTACGCCAATACAGTATATCAAATATCCGGGGATAAATAGTAAAGCTGTGGCTAATAACAATCCATAGGCGAATGGGCCTGTAATAAATAACATCCCAATGATAGCATAGAATTCAGTCCTGTAGTCTCTACCAAAGCATTCATCTACATCTCTAGCAAGCATTAGTGATAGACTTAGAGTAATTAGTGTAGTTATTGCATATAAAATAAACATTAAAATACCTTATCTATTATCGCTTTGTTATCCTTACTTCTAGTAATCTTCACAGTTACTAGATTACCTTCGATAAACTCTTCACCAAACTCATCGTATTGGTCAAAGAAACACATAGCATTAATCCTACCAGTTTTATCTTCAAGTGACATTGCACACATGGTTCTACCTTTGTTTTGTCCACGACCCGGATACTCTTTAACGAATCCGACTTCTGCAACAAGGGTCATGTATCCGTTCTTACCTTCGTTGAATTCACGACATGTAGTATTTGTTGCCATAGAGCAAGTCTCAGTATTATGGATAGAGATTGACTTCCCAATCAAATGACTTTCCCGTTTGGCAATAATAGTGGCGTCATCGTGCATACTATATGCTGGACTCTGTAACTGTTCCAAGAATCCGGCTACAATATCAACTCTGGCGGGGGTAGAAACTCTATCTGCAGTGGTATTAGTATAACACAATAGCTTCAGCCCTTCAAGTAGACTTGGGTGAGTTTCTCGATTTTTTCTCAAAAAATCTTTCTCAACTTTAGTCAGGTGTGGCTTTTTGCCGCTCTTAGGACCCCATATATTGTATTCGTTCACCATTTTTTTACGTGAAAGCCCCATATGGTCCAAAGCACCAACGTCAATCATATTATTGATTACAGTCGTAGAAACTTCATTGGAACAGAATATAAGAAAGTCGTACCATGTCCAATCGTTAACATGTTTATCGATATCAATTTCGATTTGCTGGATTGTTTTTGTTAACTTGTGGATAGCCTTATATCCAATGTTGCTAACATGTTTCAATCCAAGTCGAACTCTACCATTTTGGAATGACGTGTTACCACCGTAAATTTCCAGAATAGATGGTGGATAAACAGGGATGTCAAACAACTGGCAATCAAACAGCAGGTCACGCACCTCAAACTTAGGTTTCATTTTTTCTGGTGCAAAATTAATCCATGATGCGAAGAAATGCAAAGGAAAATGGGCCTTAGCATAAGCAGTCCAATATCCTAAATCACCATATCCAGCACCGTGAGACTTATTGAATGAGTATCTTTGGCTCTCTCTAATCCAACCGAAAATCTCAGCAGCTTCCTCAAGTGTAACAAGACCCATCTTCTTACAGCCCTCTAGAAAACTACTTCTCAAAGATGCCATCAGTTTAGCATCCTTCTTACCAATAGCCTTACGTAAGATATCAGCTTCTTCTTCCGAATAACCAGCAATATCCATAGCAATACGCATAGATTGCTCTTGATAACATAGAATGAAGAAGGTGCTAGATAACATGGGTGCAAGAGGTTTGATGATTGTCTCTGGGTCGATGTGCTCACCCTTTTTTCTTGCCGCGTATAATTCGGTCATTGATACATCGTTAATCTTACTTCTCAAACAACCGGGGCGGATAATACTAATCAATGCAGCAGCGTCCTCGATTGAAGAAGCAACAGTCTCTTTAGCCCAATGTTGTCCTAATGAGTTTTCTAGCTGGAATACTCCTTTTGTATGACCTGATTGATAAATATCCCACGTAATCTGACAATCACGCGGGATATTCTCATAATCAATTTCTAATGGTGGTAAACCATCACATTCTTTAATCTCGCCATCATCGAAGATTTGGAATTGGCATCCGCAATCGAAGTGGTAAAAATCATTTTGATTGTGCATAATAGTTCTCTAAAATTCTGCTGATTTGTTCGTTTGTGTTTGTTTTCTTGAATGAATCTTTAAAACTAAATTGAGACGAAAACTTCTTGTATAGTTTCATGAATTTACACAACATAAATGCACCGTCTAACACGTCTTTTAACGCATCGTGTGAGTTTGTTGCGTCAATACCAAGCAGAGGTCTTAAATTATCCATCGAATAAGACCGTTGGTTTTTATCAAACTTCATCCAGCGACTGAGGTCATCCAGCATGTCAAATCTGTCACGCACTTGGAATAATGCCAGTTCCCCAGTTTTCTCATCAACTGGACCGAACTTATATGGTTCTGACTTTGCCAAACGTTCGCAAATCACAGAATCATAAGTCTGAATATTTTGACCTGCAGCAATTGGTCGTCCCCACATATTTCCGTTGTAATTATACACGTTTGTGTATTCTACAAACTGACTCCATACAACCTTAGCTGGTGGTGCATCACGTAACATTTCTTCTGTTTTTCCGTGAATAGCAATAGATTCTTCGGTTAGTGGGTCTAAATTATACTTCTCGCACACCTCTAAGTCAAACTCTGGACGAATCAAACTTTGAAATACACTATCTTCTTTTACTTCCAGTCTAAAACCGTCAATTGCGACAGCAGCCAACTGGATAGGTTGGCATGTACGTGGATTAGCACTTGTCGTTTCAAAGTCGTAAAAAATAATGTCGTTGTTTTTCATAACAGCCTCTTAATTGCTTTCTTAATCTGTTTTTCCTGTAAGTTGTCTAATCTCTCAAAAATTTCTAGAATATGATGCTCATTGTAGAGCAGAAGTGAAGCATTGTTATCCCCACCAAATTCCACTTTTTTGATTGGCTCTTCTGCATCAATAAACGCTTTTAGCGTATCAACAGAAGTTGCCCATACAGTCAAATTATCCCCATCCTTAATACAGTGTACCCATAAATCTGCTTTGGTAACTGTGATTCCACTGGGCTTACCTTGTTTTGAGTTGTAATATTCAATAGCAAGATTACCAGTCCTCTCGGCCATGTAGTCACTTTTTACCTCAACAGTAAATTTTACCCGACCCATTTTACATTCAATATCGTAATAGATATTAGTTTCATTATCTTCGTTGATTTCACATGTGATGCCATCATTCTCTAGTGTTCTAGCAACTAGTTTTTCACCACGAAGGCCCCGTACTCTATCTTTCGCAAATCCCATTGGTTTCCTTTATGCAGTCAATCACGTCTTGCGTCATTTTTTTACCATTTTGAATGAGGTAAGACATGTTGTAGACGGGAATTACCTTTATCCCATCACAGTCATAAGTTCTGTTAACAACGTCTGCTAATTTCAATCTACTAAACGGTATCTGCAGAAAATGACATGCCGGAACTTTTCCGATACATACAATTAACTTTGGTTCAACCAATTGAATCTCACGTAATAAGAATTTTGTTGCACAAAGGTCTTTACACGTAAGAGTTTTTTTGTTATCCTTATTGTACGAGCATTTTGTGATGCTGGTAAGATAGATATCGTTACTATCTATCTTGCATGCTTTAAGAATAAGGTCGAAATACCGTTGTTCGTTAATAGAAAAGTGCTGGCCCAATGACAGGTTCTCAAACTGGGGGGCCGACGTAACAAACATGATTTTACCACTACCTTTTGATGGCAGCGGTGTTTCATCTTTTATATTTTTGCGTAAATCACAAAAATCACACTTCGTAATCTCACTTCTTAGAATGTTTAGTTCCATCTTTTTCCATACCACGTTTAATATTCATGAAGTCTCGAATAGCAGATTTAAGCCCATCATCTGTGTATGGATACAACATAGATTGTGGATATCTATAATTTTCACATACAACCTGCCACTTCGGGTGCATTCCTTTAAGGCCACAAATTGACAGAGTACCGTAATCGACACTATATCCATCTTTTAGCATAATAAATAGTAATTCATTCATTAAATTTCTCTCGTTACAATACCATATCTTAACATTTCGTTAACCAGCATTAGCTTATCTAAAGCCGCCAGACCTAGAATATCGAACTTAACCCCGCCAGCTTTCGCAAGGTCATTCATTTCCAATGCTACAATATATTCATGACCACCCTTTTCCTTACACATGGGATATACGTCATGTAAGTTAGTGTGACCAATTACTAATCCAGCGGCATGTTTACCTGTTGACTTATATGTCCCCTCGATTCTTGCAGCCTGTCTGAAGTACCTTGATAATTCACCAGTGTAGTCACCATTGCTATTTTTTTGGCACCACTCAGCCATCAAATCCGGCTCTTTATCTAGAGTCCATTCAATGATTGAGCTATATCCATCGTCTTCCATCTTATCAGCGATTTCTGCATCTTGTGGCAGCTTGGCTGTGATTTCGTCGATGAGTTTATTATCTAGAACAGCGTGTGCTTTAAGAACCTCTTTGAGAGCACCCTTACCGCTTAATGAGCCGAATGTAATAACTTGTGCTACACGCTCATGTCCATACTTGTTACGGATATACTCGATAACAGTTTTACGATGGTTAACGGGAAAATCAATATCGATATCTGGATATTCAACGTGGTCGCCAGTATTACGTCCTTTGTTGTAGAACCGGCTGAATAGAAGGTCATACTTGATAGGGTCGATACTGGTAATATTTAGCAAGAAAGAAATTAAGCATCCACCAGCGGAACCACGTGCTGGGCCGATAAGAATTTTTCTGTCCTTACAGTAGTTGACGAAGTCTTGCACGATTAGAAAGTAACCAGATAGATTAGCTTCCTCGATAACAGCAAGCTCCATTTTGATTCTATCAGCATATTCTTTGTGTTTATACTGTGGAATCTTATCTTGAATCTTCTTTTTCCAGCCTTCACGACACATCTCTGTAAGAGTTTCAAGCTCGCTACCTTCACAGAATTTTGGTAGCTGTGGCTTATTCAGAACGTTGTATTCACCAATACGATTAATCAACTCGTCCCAGTTGTTTTCATACGGGTCAATCTTATTATAGTTTTTTTCGAGACAATAATCATGCACAATCTCGACATTTTTGAATTTTACTCCATTTTTTGCTGCCAGTAGGATTTTATAGTCATCCAAATCATCGTCATACACATATCTTGAGTCAAAAACTGTAAGAGGTTTAAGTAAATCAGTCGCTGGGGACTGGTCAACTGGAACCTCAATATAAGCATTATCCTTAATCAGTTGGAGCATGTCTTCGTCTACAGCAGATTGAGGGGACATTACAACAGTGACATTGTCCGAGTATGCTCGATATACAGCCAAACTGATATCACCAGCCTCCCTGAATGATGAGTTCAGCTTAATAAGACTGTACCATCCTTCAGTATTCATAGCGATAAACATGGCTCTGTGCCCTGCCAATGTCATCTCACATGATACAACAGGTTTAATATCTTTCTTCTTACATTCATCAATAAACTTAATTGCACCAGAGATACTACCATAGTCACACATCCCACAGACCGAGTACCCTTTTTCTTTTGCAAAATCAACCAGTTTTTCTGGTTTAGTGTATGATGTGATTACACTATCAGTATCATTTGCGTAGTGTGTCCTGTTTTTGATAAGATGCATTTTATCTCCAGATTTTATCCATATTGATTTCGATTTTGTATGTATTGCCATCCAGTTTTTCAATTACTCTGCCAATTGCCTGCACGTTTGCAGGATGACGGTCTAATGTTAATAATGACGTCTCTCTATCGAAAAATAAATCATTTCCTGCTTCTGCATCAAAATTAAGCTCTAATTCTGCAGTGCCATATTGTGCTAATCCAACAGACATTACTGGACGCTCATTAAAAAATGGCTTTACATTACTGGTTTCTGTGTACACTAACATGCCGCACACAGGCGGTTGCATATATTTTTTGATTGCATCACCTAATGGATGCAGCATTTCGTCCGGTCCTAAATAATAGAACTTACCTAATACATGGCTATTATCAAAATCAAATAGTTCTGTATAAACACTTAATTCATACGCGTACATTATGTTTCTCCCGGTGCTTTATAAACATCAATATGGTGGTCTTCTGGAGTAAATACGTCAATCGCCTTTTGTGTACCAAACTTCTCAATGTACTTTTTCAAATACTGACAACAATTCATTGACTGATTTTTTGGAAACTTATTTTTATATAAGTCACACATGTATTTACACTTAAAACTATCTTGATTTACGTCAAGTAGTTGTGGCTGGTCCATCTGTCTAACATAATCGAATCTATTCTTGATTCTTTCTTGGATTAACTCGATATCAGTTGTGTCGTTCATTGGAATAGAGAATGGCCCGCCATCTCTAATGAAGATGATAGTACAAATAACGTTTTTGTATTGTGGATACATCTTTCTGACTGCAAGATTGTATAACAACAACTGTGTATCTGTTGCGAGCTTTTCTGGTGTTTTAACAGGCTCATCAGGCTCATTCCACGCTTTTCGCTCACCAGTCTTGTAATCAATAATTTCTACAGTCTCATGGTCTAGCTCTGTAACTAAGTCGATAGTCCCTTTTAAAGAAAGGTATCCACTTAATTCTTCACCTTTGTACATGTAATTATATTTTGCCCAATCTTCTTTTATTTCAAAATCGAAGAATGGTTCTACATCAACCACATTTCTAACACGCGGGTCATAAATTGGTCCGCTTTTTCCAACGGAGTAGTCAAGTACCATATAGACATAGTTGAATATATCTTTAAGATGGACAGGCTTCCAATCCTGCTCAATCAATGCAGAGTAATAATCATAGCTCTTCATGACAATTGAGTCAACTAATTCCACACCATGCCTAACATGGCCACTGGAAATCTTACAAGAGTTCTGATTAAGGTATCTAGACTTGCTTTTTCTCGTCTTGTTGATATACTCGACTTCTTCATCAGTTAATGTAACTGGAGTCATCAACTTTTTCGGATTGAATGTGATTCTACCAAGATGGTCATCCACTATAAAATTAAGCCCCTTGGCGTTGGCAACACTAATTTGTGCCAAACACTCAAGGGTCTTATGAACAATGGTGCCTACGGTAGTTTTTACACTCTCGTTAACCTCGAAGAAATCATGCTTGTGTAATCCAAGGATATACTCCCCAAAATACTTATGCTCACAAAAATCAATTGCTCCGAGGGAACTAGACCGAAAGTATGTAACTAAACTCATTATTACCCCATATCCGCTTTTACCCATCCCCAATCAAGTAGACAGCTAAGTACTTTCTGGTTCTTTTCAGAAACGGTCATTTCACTATTGTCAATAATTGCGTCAAAAAGACTGTCAATATCACATCGGTTGTGTAGCTGCTCACTCTCGTGCTCTTCTTCATAAACCTTTTTAGTGAAATACATCATTTTCAATTCAAACTCACCTGCTTTTGCCGCCTCTTGAAAAGCCTCAATTTCATTAATGAATCTACAGTCTGGAACGATTGTTAAAGGCTCATCAAAATTGACAATATCAGTAATACATGGACGCACAAAACAGTTGACGTCAAATGTACGACATGCATCCCCGTATTCAATCAAAAGTTCTCGGATAGTTAAATTTCTATCCATCTTTCCTTCTGCTTGCAGCTTCTTAACAGCAGCCCCTTTACGGAACTTAGCCACATTTTTCCAAGGAACGCCAGAGTCTTCATTCTTATCTTGGTCGCTACCGTACAACTTAGCGATAGGAACTCCAAATAAGGTATGTACTGACTCCTTCAGGGGGTCGGCAATGTTATTGATTTTACAGTAAGGTAAGATTTTTTGTTGTGCGTACCATACAAACTCAGAATCACGTCTTGCTAAGTCTAGCTCACCCATGCCTTCAACAACATTACCTTCCTCATCCTGAATGAAGGAATTGACCCAAAGGCTTCCATCGTCGTCAATACTGAACTTCTCGATAACGTCATGGGCCTTTAGTTGATATCCTGTGATGAAATTTGCAGCACTGGATTTTCCAGATTGCTTACATCCACCAATTAATAATACTCTTTTCATTTTACTCCTAGCCTGTTTAAAATTGGATAAAACGTGTCTTTTGTCTCTTCAACATCCATATCAGCAATATCGCCGCTTAACTCAACCGGATAAATATTGCAGTATCTTTCATATTTATTGATTAAAATATCTCTACCTTCTTTTCCAGCATCGTCGCCATCAGTAGCAATAATTAGATTGGAAATTGGGAGCCGTTTGAGTATGATATCCTGTCCTTCACTGGTCCTAGTTGTAAACATACCAAGACCAATTTTGATATCTGCCTCTTCCAACCTCCAGATATCTCCACATCCCTCTACGAGAATTGCTACACCGTTACGAATAACATGTGGAACAGCAAACCAAGAGTTGTAGAATGTATTACCAGCAAATTCGCCGGTACTATTCAGCCATTTTTGGCCCCATAGACGCTCTAGGTTGTTCTCTGGGCACTTTCTATTCTCATAATGATAATATCCACACTTAGGACATTCTGGCTGTGTAGTGCGACCACAGCAGCCAACAAAGCGGTAATTATCGTCATATACTGGACTAACAACGCGGAGATACATCTTGTTTCTTGGGACACGACATAGCCCTACGTCATATCTATCTAGAGTTTGTGGAAGAAAGCCGTTTTCTTTTTCAAGATAATACTGTGCAGGAATGTCAAGATATTTTCTGATATGTTCCCGACTGTGTGTCCCCTTCAGTTCAACGGTCTTTGTGGCCATTTTACGATTTAGTTTGATGAAATCATTTGATTTAACATCTGCTAATGTCTCTATGTCGCAAGATAACACTTTTAGAGACCAAGAAATAGCTTCACTGAATGTAGCTTCTTTTCCGTTGCTTAAATTGAGTCTGATAAACTCTAACAGGCTGTCATTACATTCATGACAGTTGTTAGTCCAACATACCCAGTTACCGACTTTTTCTTCACCGTCAGTAAAAATACAGCATCCTTCTGGGTTGTCACCACAGTGGATTGGGCAAGGAAAAGTGATTCGCCTGCCATAATTATTATAGTCTGGAATGCCAAGTGCATTCATGACAATTTCCAGATTATCTACAAGTTTTTCAGTTAAATCTACTAAATCAATCTTCGAAGTCTTCGTCTTCTTCGTCGCCAATTTTTCCATCTTCATACTCCCGCTCAATAGAACTCTTCGGTCCTAATTCTCTTACTGACGATGTCTCATAATTAACATGAATATTGATATAGTCATCATCTCTCATTGCTGGACCAAAGCGGGCTTCGAGTGGAGTGAATTTGATATTACCATTGGATGGACCATCCTCAAGAATTTCCTCATTTGTCTTACGGCTGATTTTCGTAAATGAGGCACAAAGCCACAGCAGTCTGTCTGATTGTGCAATATCTTCCGCACTTCTGTTTAACTGCACGAAAGCAGCAAACGGAACATCATATTGAATAGCAAAGTTTGTCATATCGGCTACTTGAAAACCAAGAGCCTGAGTCTCTTGCATCTCTTTTAACTTGTCAGCTTCTTGTAGTTTGAAGTAATCGTAAATGATTAAACAGTCATTCGTATTACCATTCTCATCAAATCCAACATGTTGAAAAATCCACCTGCGAACGATAGACATGATATCATCAAATGCATAGCCAGCAATATTACGATATGCAAACTTAGAATTTGAAAAATATTCTCCAGCAGCGATAACCTTGTTTACTTTCCATTCAACATTGTCGAATTGGCCAGTCTCAATTTCTTTGGTAGGAATGTCTGTAAGGCAGGATAAAACTTTGTTCTTAAGGTCTTTGCTGTCCATCTCAGTATCTAGATACAAAACAGGAATACCCTTGTCTGATACATAGAGTCCAATATCCTTACCGACTGTCGTTTTACCAACTTTTGGTCTGGCACCGAATAATGATACCTTTCCGCGTCTAAAGCCTCCCCCGGTAACAGTATTCCAAGTTGCATATGGCGAGGGAACACCGATAAAATCACATTTATTGTCTCTCAACCATTGGACATAATCTAGAATACCTTCGCCAAGAAATTCTACACCATTACCATCCTGTGTCTGCATATCCATAGTAACGCCAAAGATGGATTTTTCGGCCTCTGCTAAGATATGTTCCAGTGATTCATTACCATTAAGATTAGAAAGGTCGCGGTATGTTTGACGTGATGCTTCTTGCAACTGATTAATCACTGCAATCTTTGAAAGTTTGACAGCATGTTTTCTTACGTTGTCCAGTCCGACCTTCATCTGGGTCAGACTTTTTAAGTATTCTAATTGCTTTGGCTCTTTCATGGCTTCACTATGTCCAAGAGAACCGGCAGCACTTAAAAATGATGGAAGGTCGTATGAATAACTGCCTTCATACATCGTTGCTAAGCAACTAAAAATAATAGCATTCTGAGTTTCTGTAAAAGAATTAGGCCCAATCACATCTTGAATATCAACATATGCCTCTTTCCCATTTTGTACTAATCCACAAAGTAATGCCCGTTCTGTTGCTAAATCCTGCATACGCTACCTCCTACTTACTAAATTCCTCATACATTTTGGACAGTGATACCCGTGCTCATATTGGTAGCTGCCCTTAAAGATAGTTCTACTATCTACTTCATCTTCCCTGTTACATTGTGTGCATCTCATTTGTTTCATGTAGCTGTCTGCACGAGCACGCCTATTTGGTCTATAAGTAGGACGTTTAATCTTACTATCAATCAAAGCATCATCTTTTTCTACTACAGTACCATAATCCTTAAACTTGTTGACCCTCTTATGTCCGGGCGGTGGCAGTAATGGTTCTATTGTTGTCGGGATATTAAATGGGTCTACGGTATCTTGGTTTTGTCCAAGAATGATTGGTCCGCCGAACCCTTCTTTTTTCTTCGGCTCAATATACTCAGAATCTGGTTTTGACTCTGGCTCATGCTCTTCTTCTGTGAGACAGTCTTCTAATGCTATACCAAAAGTATCGAGCCATTCTTCGTCATTTGTAATTAAGAACATTGCATAAGCAACCTGTCTTACATCTTCATGTAATTGACCGTTTTTGTCGTACTGAGCTATATTCATCAAAGCCTGTCCGACTAATTCATTTAAGCCTGCTCTATCCATTATATTTCCTCCATCGAGCGTAATTCTCTAATGTGTTAGCCATGTTTGTGACATCCTTAGAGATATTCCTCAACTGCTCACGATAAGCTGAATTGTATTTTCGTATTGTATTAACCTGTTTGGCGTAACTGTTTTGCTTTACCACAGTAGCCACTTTTAATTCGTATTGATAAATGTCAGCCAAATCAGCTTCAATAACCTGACCGTCAATTTCTGCACTACACCAGTCTACAATAACACTGTACCTATTAAAATCTAGATTCAATTTAACAGCATATTGTCTCAAGAGATATGCAGCCTCAAACAAATCTTCTGGATGCATAGTCTTCATTTGAGAAGGTGTTAGTTCTAGAATTTTCTTTGTATTGTTGTTAATGAATTTCTTAGCATCCCCTAAAGCGACACTATCTAATAATTCATCCAATTTGTTTTTTAGTTGAGTAGTCTTATCTGCACTATTTTGTTGACTCAATTGCCACTCTCCAATCTTCATCTTTATCTGAATATTTCAAAACAACCAATGTGATATTATTTAGCTCACACCATTCTGACTTGACTCTATCACGCATTTGTGAACGAACAAATTCATATTTTGTTGTATGAAAATGTGGTGTATACTCATAATGTTGCTGCCCGTGAACCTCGACAATGAGGTTGTGTGATGGGATATAAAAGTCGGCAGCAAGAGTACTATTTTTTGGCGTCTTGCTGCCCTTAAGTGGCAGCTCTTCAACTATAATGCTAGATGGAAACATTTCATTCAGAATTACTCTAGCACGCTTATGTTCCTTAGAGCATCGTCTTTTTGGACGGACTTTACTATATTTTAGTTCAAACGAGTATTCCCGACCATCAAAACCTTTGAATTTCATTGAAGAATTTCCTTAATTTTTTCATTCATTGCTTTTAACATATATGGGTGAGCCTCTAAGAAATCGCGGGTTTTTGCAGCACCTTGAAACTTAAATAGTTTTTGCAACGCTTCCTTTGTTTTCTTGTCTGTCATAACCTTTTCGATATCAATGTCATTCTCAACAGCATAAGCTGTTAATTCCTTGTCGATACCAACCATATCAATCAGGCTAGTCAGCGTAATCCATGACCCAGCTTTAGAGAGTAGCCCCATATCCTGTGCCAGCTCAAGAATTTCATTAGTCTTATCTAAACCATATCCATATCTGATGTAGGCAGGAAAAGAGCCTGTAGGCCCGCCCATTGCTGATGTAACGACTTTCCAGTGACTAATCTTACCAATTAATTTTTCACCATTGAGCCAGTCTTGGAAGTGAGAACATTCTAAGTTAACATCACCCTGATACTGGATTTTATTACCTCCAGAAACTGCTTTCGTTTTCATACTTCTGCCAGTGTCTGCAATAATATGTTGAATCATAACAACAATAGAATTGTTAACTGAAACTGCAGTTGCCAGCTTACGAGTAAAAGCACTCATCAGTTGGGGACCAGAAGCACGAATACCGCCTTTGATGTCGTCTGCCAATTCCCCAGCAGAGCAAATCTGAGAAGTAGAGTCGATGATGACAACACATCGTGGTAGATTTTGAATAATATCCCATGCCATGTTAAGATGGTCTTCCCCTGAAAGTAGTTTACCTTCCTCAGAACGGATATGCTCAATCTGGCTACCATCTAATCCGTGTACTGTATGTAGATTCATCTTCTTAAATCTACCTTCTACGTCAAAGTAAAAAACTGGTCGCCCATCAAGCTCTTGTGCTCCAAGTGCTATCTGTAACGCCAGTGTACTTTTACCGCATTTCGGTGGTCCAGATAGTAAAACATTAGAACCTTCTGGGATTCCGCCGCTCAACTGTAAGTCAAACATAGGACTAATCGAAAGTACTTTCTTATCTTCTTCTGCCAAACAAGAAATCGGCTTCATCTGATAGTTATACTTTTTCAGAATGTCTTTTTTAACTTTATCTAAACCCTCTTTATATTCTGCTACAGCCATTATTCCATTTCCTTCAATTTATTCAACAGACCGCCTTTTTTGTTTGAGAACTGGCGACTGCGATAGTTATCTGTTTTTACCACTTCTATCTTTTTGTCTTTCAGTGCCTCGTTTTTCTTATCCTGCTGAGATTGAGCATCTAAGAGTTTCTGGCTGAGACTTTTGTTGTGCAGAGAAAACATCCATGATTCTTTATCTAAGACCTGCACGATAACACTAAAGTCATACATTCTTAACAAAGCATGTGCTTTAGTGATTTGTGTTTTATATTCTTTGCCCCAATAGTGGTTGGTAGCCCAGAATCCAGTCTTGGCATCAACCCCTTCCTTTTTTTTGTACCTACGAGAGCAAACAAGCTCAGTAATATACTGAGCTTGCGTTATTTCCTTACCGCTAATTCTGGATGTTACCTTTTTAGCCATTTCATGCACTTTCTTACGAGTCCAATAGTTTTATACTTCAATACTTTTAGCTTGGTTTTTCCACTTTTTCCGTAGTCTGTTAAACGGTTGATTTTAAACCTTTGCGGACTATCTGGTGCACGATATTTAGAATACGGACCATATTCGTCTGCCTGTTCAAAATTAACATCTGGTATGACATTATCATCCCAAAATGCTTCACATGCTTTTTTGTTGGGGTCTTGAGATACAATAAAGTCTTTGCGTTGTTTAGCACGTTCTTTGATAAATTCAATTTGCTCCCAAGTATATCCTTCTGCACACATGAGAATTTCTTGTTTTAACTTCTCATACTGCTCAGGGTCGCTTGGATAGTCTAATTCACCTTCTAATTCATCTGCATCTACACTAATGCCATCATTGATATATTTCATCAGAACTGATTGTGTGTTAGATTCATAATCTTTAATCAACTGCTTAAGAGCAAGATATTCTTCTTCATTCTTGATTGGACCGTTTTGCTCAATCCAAGTCATTAAATCATTATTCATTGTATCCTCCAATCAGATTTTCCTGACAGTCATACACACTACGAACGTAAGTATCTTGCACTACTAATGCTGGAACAAGCCATTTATCGATATATACTGCACCATCCTTTTGCATACCGACTAGATAGTAATGAGTATTCAGAACTTGGTCATTCTTTGAAGTACCAAATGAAGCACGAATTAACTTACTGAAGAAATATGATTCCCCCCCAGAATAAACCTGTTCTGGCTTATTATTTCTGAACTGGAGACGCATACTCTTAATTGTGTATCCGTTATTCTCACAATAGTTTTTCAATCTGACCCAAGCTGAGTCTTCATCTAGTCCGGGTCTACCATCATCTTGCCAGACAGTTTCTCCATTAGATAACTCAACTACCCAACGAGTGGAATGGACCCAAGTATCGTCCATCCACTTATCAAGCTGGGTACAAACTTCGCTATTCTTTAAATGCTCTTCTTGCACCGGGGGTTCCTTTCTTAGCAGAGAATCTTTGTGGGATACTGTCAGCACGCATAGCTTCTGCTGCTGTTAATGCAACCCAACCTGCATTCTTACCAAGATTACGGACTGGTAGATTACTACCATCAACAGCACGTACATCTGCTGGGTTGTCATCTCTAGGCTTATTCTCTACACGTCTCAAAGCCTCTTTCTGCTCGTCTGTCAAATCATCAGTATCTACTGATTCGGATGTTGCTGATTGTGTATCATCAGATTCGATAACAGTGTCACGAATTACCTTTGCGACTGAATCCACACTTCTATCCAATTCTGATGCTAACTCTTCATTAGTCATACCGGGATTAGTTTTGATATAGTGGATTTCTAGTTTACTTAAACGGCCTTTTTTAACCATTACTACTCCTTCTTAATTTTCGATATCGCGGACAACTTCTTTGAATAAATACTCAGAACCTGTCTGCAAATAACGAACATACTTTTTGAAATTACGTAGCGATACTTTTTTGTACGTAAAACGGTTGTTTTTCGAATTCTCTGGACGATATGGGTCAATCAATCGACCACCATGCATCTTGATATAAAACAACTCTTCTTTTGATTCTGTGTTAAGTGCATATCTAGCACACATTTGTTTACTGTCTGTTGTTTGGCAAATACTTGCATATTCCCCGTTACTCAGACGTTTTCTGCCTTTTGTGTAGAATACATTCTCATACACATCAGATTTTCTATCTGGCATTTTTACTCCCTAAAAATAACTTGACTTGGTCTTTTTCTTCATATACAATATCTTTCGCACAAACGTTGTCTGGAAGGTCATAAATGTAGCTTCCTTCTGTTTTATAGATGAAACTTTCCTCATCACAGAATGGACAGACAATGATATGTTTAAGAAAAATAGGTTGGTCATCAACTGTTTTAATATCAACACAATGACGCTTACAGCTAGGGCAAGTAACTGTTATAACATCTTTTTCGTATAGCCCTTTCTTATCTTCCTCTGATTTTGTAAAGCCATAAACTAAGTGGCCCGGAATTGGTTCATTCATACATCCTCCATTTTTTTTATTGCTTCACGTACTTTTTTTAGACATTCAAACTTGTCAAAACCAGTGACTTGAATCCGTTTCATATGAGGCACTTGTTCTGCCAACATATCTTGTTGATTCATAACAGGTCCATGTAATTCTTGCCCATCTTTGGTAAAAATTGCAATTTGAATATCTACAATCGCAACGTGCTCTTGACGTGCTTTAGGCATTTACTTTTCCTCTCTCTAGATTGTCATAATCTAATACAACAATCGGCCCAAGATAAGTTAAAGATTTTAGGTTCTCTTCAATTTCTTCGTGAACCCACTCTGCACCCATATCTGGGAAGTCTGAAGGCCAAGCATAGTACTTTTCTGTATCGTCACTATAAGTTGCCATAGTCAAAAAATAAGTCTTAGGCATTTTTATCTACAATCCCAGTTTCAATATATTTTTCTTGTGCTTTAGGACTAAGGTCTGCCAAGTGGCTCAGATTATCACCATTAGGATTGAACCAAGTTTTCTGGTCTTCCTTTTTCTCAATAACTCGACTCATATCTCTACCAGAACGACGAGCAACTTCCGCTTGTGCCGCTTTCTTCTGTTCTTTGATTTCCCGAATCTTGTCCTCAACACCATATTTACCAAGTTTCTTATTGTCTTTTTCAGCCAATTGACCGACAGTCGTAATATCCTTAACAAAAGCCCTGACGTCCCCCATAATGAGGGAGTCAAGGGTTAATTTTTTACAACTAGGACATTTCTTCTTGAATTTATATCCGTTACGGGTGCCAATTTCAGCAAACTTGTCTCCACAGTTCTCACAGATATACCCGCGAACACATTCGTAGTATTCGATAATATCTTCTTGCTCAGCAAGTGCTTGAAACTCTTCCGGCTCGCATTTGACTAAACTCATGATAAGCCAATCTCCTTTTCCATTCGTTCAACAGTTTTCAGGAATGTAGCTACAGCTTTTTCACGGACAATATCCTCAAAGTGCAGCTCACATACACCAAACTCTTCTTTTTGTTTCATCCAATCCATCATAAGAGCGAAACCGTTAATTTTATCTATTTCATCATCATATCTGGTGTGCTTTAGGTCACTTTGTTTAGTGTCACCATTCAATACCATTTTTGAATCACGTCCATAACGGCTGATAAACATCTTAAGCTCACCATATGTCGTATTCTGTGCTTCGTCTAGCAGGACAAAAGCATTGTCAAATGTCTTACCACGCATAAACTCTAGTGGCGAGATAAGAATCTTTTTTTCTTGCTTATACTTATTGTATAATTCTTCGCCTAAGAAGTGTTTAAGGTGGGCAATAATCGGAGCAACATAGAAGTCCATTTTTTCTTCCATTGTTCCCGGTAAAAACCCCATAGACTTACTACCAATTCCTACTACTGGTCTAGTAATAACAATCGTGTCGATTTCCCCATCAAAGAGTTTTTGACACGCTATACCAGCAGCACAGTAACTTTTACCACTACCTGCTGGCCCAGTGCAGAAAATAATCTTATTTTCAGCAATTGCTCTAATATATTCAGTTTGACCAATTGTTTTTGGCGTTAATGTATTTTTCAACTGCTTTTTCTGATTGTACTCTGGGATGTGAATTCTTTTTCTGCGTTTTTTCTTACTCAAGGTAACCTGCCAATTCTATCCAAATACTAAATTGACTTAATAAACTGGGCATATAATACTTTTTCATTTCGTCAATGTATTATACACCCAATTTTTCTTTTATTTTGTTAATTTTTTTCCAAAATTTCTCGTTCTGCCTCTAAATTTCTATTGGAAGCAGCATGTTCAGAAAATTTTTCTCCAAATCTTTCCCTTAATTTATCAACATTTTTTTGTTGAACAATAGGTAATGCGATTTTTAGGTTCTCTGCCATACCATAAACGAGTTTAATTAACTGGTTTAACCAATCAATCAACTTTCCTTTATCAAGCTCTACATTATAATAGATTTTTCGCTTGAATGCATCCATGATATTTCCTGAAATTACTGACATTTTTATGGATTTTAGCAAGAAGTTGTCCAGCCCCTCATCTGCAGACTGTTCGACTTTTGTCTGAGGTAATGCCCAATTCGCATCGTATTTGAGTGCTGTGCACATATTAGCAATATACCAGCAGATATCTCCAAGCTCTTCTTGAAGATTTACAGTGTCAATCTTATCAGGCAAAAAATTAGCATTATAAAAAGCCTCATGAATCTCAGAGACCTCCCCAGAGATGCCAATAGCACCGTGGAAAGCGTCAGCCACTTCCTGATTAAAACGTGCAGCAATCTCTTCAGTTACTTCTACAGCACAAAATTGTGAGTCTTCTTGATAAGTTAGTTCAATCACAGTTCAATTCCTCCAAAGTCAAATCCCTTAATATCGTTCCGGGATTCACCGATTTTATATTCCGTATTTTCCTGTTCTTGTGGTGCGACCTGATTAGCCTCTCCCATCCAAGAATTCAGCCATCCAGACATGGTGTTCCTAGCCTTTGGGTAGATTTCTGGCATGCCCAAGGTCTTTAATCTTAAATTTGCAATCCACTCGATATATTCGCATAGAATTGCTTCAGTTAGGCCAAGTAGAGACCCATCTTTAAATAGGTATCTTGCCCACTCCTTTTCCTCATCAACAGCTTGGATAAACATTCCCTCTACATCTTTCGCACAATCACGTGCTACATCCATAAAACCTTCTTCTGGTTTTGAATGTAATGCTTGCAACATATTTTGTGTGATTTGAAGGTGTAGATTTTCGTCTCTACGAATCAATTTAATAATAGAGGCGTCGCCTATCATCTTCTTATTATTACCGAATGCAAATGAGCACACAAAGCTAACAAAGAACTGCACAGCTTCTAGAATGTTGATGCTGATTAGAGTCTTATAAAGTGTTTTACGCTTATCGTTTTCATCTACATTAAGTAGCTTATCATACCACTCTTTTACTTTCTTACCACGCTTCATAATCTCTTCGTCGTCAGCGATAGAATCAAGCATTTCAGAGAAGTCTGGATAAACGTTTTCGATGATGTAGTTATAAGACTCACTGTGAATACACTCAAACATACCCCATACCTTACAGCAGTATTCTACTTCTGGCAGAGAAATATAAGGCAGTAACGTCTCTACGCCTCTACTAATGCATGAGTCCATTAGAGTCTGGAACTTCAGATTAGACGTGAAAATAAACTTTTCATTCTCAGTTAGCATTTCATAATCTGCAGCATCCTTGACTAGACTAATCTCACCGGGACGCCAAATGAATGAAAGTTGTTTCTTATACAGAGAAAGAAACTTTGGATATTTTAATCTATCTAATCTCTGAAGACCGAGAGGTTCGCCAAAGAAAATGGGTTGTTGTTTTGTATTAACGTTGTTCGGATTATATACTGTTCTCATAGATATTCCTCAAAATGATGATGTTTAACAGCTTCCATTAATTCGTCTTTATTAATTACTAAATCTAAACCGAGGCTCATTCCTAAAAGGTTTGAGCCGGTTCTCGCGTCACAGATAATTAGACTAGATTGCACATGCACCTCCAGCACACACAGTAGCATCATCATCACCATCAGGAGTAACAATGTAGTACAATGTTTTGATTCCCCATGAGTATGCTTTAACAATATCAGAGCTAATTACACTGAGGGGGATAACCCCACCTTCAAACTTTTCATAGTCGTAATAGAGATTGCATGAAATACCCATATCAGTCCATTTTTGAATTGTGGCACACATTTTTAACATAGGCTCATTACTATCCATCTCAAATGCAGTTTTGTAGTACTGCTTTCTAGTACGGTAATAAGGAACAATTTGCTTATTGTTACCACTCTTTGAATCTTTATAAACAAGTAGGCTTCTTACTGGCTCAATTCCATTCGTAGCGTTTTGAATAACAGAACTGCTTTCGCACGGCATCATAGCTGTGAGTGTACAGTTATAAAGCCCATGTTCGGCAATCGCAGCACGCATTGATTCCCAGTCCATACTTGGCTTACGCTCAATTAGGTCAACAGCCTTCGGGTGCATCCAGTCAATAGGTAGCATACCTTTAGCATATTTAGTCTTATCGAAATCTTTACATGGCCCTCTTTCTTTTGCCAAATTACAAGATGCTTTCAATAGGTAGTACTGCATCTTTTCCATAAACTCGTCAACAGCTTCTAGAGCCTCTTTGCTATCATACATAATCTTGTTCTTGGCTAAATATCCAGCCAGATTAGTTAAGCCGATACCAAGACTTCTATAGTCCTTACAGAACCTTTCAGCAGCAGGGAATGGATATGACTGAATATCAATCAGCTCATTTTTAGCACGCACGCTGTAATCACAGCATTCTTCAAGGTCTTGCTCGTCTTTAATTCTCGGCATATTGATGGCAAGAAGAAGACATACACCAATTCTACCGTTTTCATCATACGGATGTTTAATCGGAATAGTGGGATGCATAATCTCTGTGCAAAGGTTTGTCATGATAACCTTAGCCTGCTCGTAATCCCACGAACCACACATATTAGCATGGTCAATATTCATAACGTAGATACGACCTGTTTCCAGATACTCTTTTACATGAATACCAAACAAGTCATGAGCATACACACGCTTCTTACGCACGTTCCTTTTTTCGTACTTCTCATATAACTCATCAAACTCTGGAGTACCAAATGCATCGTATAGGTCGGCACATTCTTTAGGACAGAATAGGGTGACCTTTTTTCCTGCCAGCAGTCTTTCATAGAAGATACGACTATACTGGATGACGTAGTCCAGTTTACGAACGCTCTTCTCATCTACCTCTGTATTCTGTTTCAACTTCATAATCGATTCTGCTTCTAAATGCCAGAATGGGAAGTTGACGGTAGCTCCACCACCACGTGATGACTGAGATACACTTTTAACCATACTCTCAAAAGTCTTGAGGAATGGGATAACACCAGTATGTACAACTCTTCCACCATCAACTGGTGCACCAATTGGTCTTACTCTACCTAAATTCAAGCCAATACCAGCAGATTTAGATGTATATTTGCCAACAGCTAATACAGATGCCCCATAAGAATCCATTGTGTCATCACAGTCAACTAGCACGCAAGATGCAAATTGATTGCCCGCACGTAGTCCGCACATCTCAGGCGTTGGAATATTAATCTTGAATTGACTAATCTTATCGTAATAACCCTTTACGTACTTTAAGCGTGTCTTCTTGTCATACCGATGGAAGGTACACATAGCAAGAAGCATATAAACAAATTGTGGTGTCTCGTAGACTTCACCTGTGATTCTATTTGCTAAGAGGTATTTATCGATGAGTTGAGTTAGACCAGAATGACTTAGTGTTTCGTCGCGGTTATGTTTGATATACTTGCCTAGTTTGTGAATTTCAGACTCAGTATACCATTCCAAAATTTCTGGTTGATAAATACCTTTTTTGATTGTTGTTTTGATATGTTCATAAAGACGAGGGGGTTCTGATTCGCCCCATACGTCCTTACGTAGTGAATAGAGTAGCAACCGAGAAGCCACGTCCTCATATTCTGGTGTGTCTGCTGTTGCCAATCCGATAGCAGAATCGGTTAATACTTTGTGGATTTGTCTTGTCTTCATTCCATCTTCAAGATTGAGTTCCGCGTGCATCTCAATCTCGCTGATAGAAACGTTTTTTATCCCATCAGTGGCCCATGAAAGGATTTTGTGAATTTTTTGTACGTCATAATCTACCAGTTCTCCGTTTCTCTTTGTAACTTGCATCGTTGCCTATCTATTAATAAAGTGGTTGTCGTAAATCCAAACGAGCCATCCTATTTCCATCGTATATATCTTAATAAGTACCTAACAATGGTACTTCATCATTCGAGTCTGTTAACATAATTAAGCTAACATCGTGTCCACCAAAATCAAAATTACATTCGTTAAGATAATTGTTCCATATTGGATACGAGTCCATTTCATCAAAACCATCAACTACTACCAACTCTAAACCATAGTATGAAACTAACTTACCTTTTATTTCCTCAAATCTTCTCTCACTGTCTGCAAAGAAATCATTATAAATACCTTTGGTAATATAAGACTGTTCTAGAAGTTCGTTCATCATTTTTTCTTGACAATAAAGAATTCGATTTTCGAGTTGACCTACTGCCCCATACCCTAAATACAACTTTGCCGGTTCGTATTTATTGCCATTAAAATCATTGCAAACAAACAGAGATTTAGCAATAGAAATAAGTCTGTCTGTTATCTCACCAGAACATGCATCAGCGTCATATACACAAATATTTCTCTGCATCCCAGTATCAATTAAGTTTTTAATTTTCTGGTCCATCTTCTTCCTTCATTAATTCGTCTAAATATTTTTCCAAATCTGTGCCATGTCTAATTGAATCATCGTCGAAATGTTGAGTAGAAATTTCAAGCATAATAGCGTAATCGCTAAAAGAGGACAGTTCTGGTGTAAGTGCATCTATTTTGTGAATTTGATATGGAGAAATATTTAAAATGTCTCCCTCATACATGAAAACGAAATCGTTCTCTATCATGATTCTAAATCCACCAGAAATCACAACCATCGTTTCAAACTTCTTTTCATGGTGATGGATACTAGTTCCATGTCCATATTTAACATCAAGAAATTTGCTACAATACATTGGCGAATTAGCAATCCATCTCTCTTGTCCCCAAGTTTTTTCAACTACTTTGACATATGGGCTTTTTCTCTCTGGCGAGAGGTTTGCTAGAGAAAGATAG